CTTCCTCTACGGTGATACGTTGCCGTAGAGGAGTCCCTGCATGGGATGACCAACAGAGGCACGGTCAGCCTGACCGATCTCTGAAACCATCCCTGGATCCTGGAGGAACTCCAATGTCGATGCCGATCATCCGGAAGCGTCGCTTTAACGAGCGTCCTTTCAAAGCAACGGCGAATGCGTATCACCCTCAGCTTGGTAACTACGGGCTGAAGGTGTACAATCTCACCATTGCAGATCAGCAGGAGACCATATCCCAGGAAACGTTGTTCCACACCATCCAAAGCCTGCGAAGGCGAGGGATGTTGTTGACCAACCCGGACGTAGGTCATGGCAACTTCATGACGATCAGGAGAACATATACTGACGATACGGGAAACCGTAACGTTAGTATACCTGATCGGCCATGGGGTGACACGACTTACTCGTTTCGGGGCCGCATTTTGGGCTCCGATCCTTCGGCGGCCTACTTCCCGACGTTCTCTGCCACAGACATGTTTGCTGACATGCTGAGGTTAGGAGCAACGGCGATAAGTAGGACCATTCCGACGAATCCGGTCGTAGGAGGTTCCGCAGCTATCGGGGAATCAATGGAGCGGCTTCCAGCCGTTCCTGGCTCAGGCCTTCTCGGGAAACCGGGTAACATCTCGAAGAAATTCGCAGATGAATACCTGAATCTCGAGTTTGGTCTTAAGCCGTTGATTTCCGACCTGCGGAAAACGCATCAGGCTATGCGAGAATCTGAGAAGATTATCGCACAGCTTAAGCGTGACTCCGGTCGTCTTATCAGACGACGGTACGAGTTTCCTGTCGAGCGTTCCGTCAACATCAGGCAAACAGGCGAGGGGTATTCCTACCCTCAAATGGATACCTTGATGTATGCTGGAACGGGACCGTGGTCCGTTACTCGGACAACCGAGAAACGGACCTGGTTCTCAGGTGCGTACTCTTACCTTTACCACGAAGACTTAGGTCTAAGGGGTAAGATGCAGAGTGCGGAACAGGAATTAAACCGCCTGTTCGGGCTCAGGATTACTCCTGAGCTCCTCTGGGAACTGAGTCCCTGGAGTTGGGTTGTGGACTGGAAGACGAATGCTGGCGATGTAATTGCCAACATGTCGGCTCTCGGTCGTGACAACCTTGTGTTGCGATGGGGATACGTGATGCAAACGCTTACCATCACGGATATCCATGAATATACCACTAGACCTTGGTCTGGTGGTAATATTCGAACGCGTCAACGCTTCACTACCACAGTGAAGCGCCGCATCCATGCAACACCCTACGGATTCGGCTTGGACCCTGACTGGAAGGATTTCTCCCCCAGACAGTTGGCCATTCTCGGCGCCCTCGGGATCACCCGTGGGCGGTAAGCACCGAGAAAGGAAGGTGGAGAGAAAGAGTAATGATGAGCTTGCGCTCACATTGCTCACTCTCTTCTTCGCCATTATCGGTTTCACTTACACCGGTATATGGCTCACCTTCTAGGGGTCCAAACACCCCCGCACAGCAGCCTGCTGTGCGGGGTCCACCTGTAGGAAGGCATGTCACTTGTACACCGATCCTCAGTCCATCACCATCAATGCGGTTGCCAATACGCTTCCGCGTACTGGCGTTGGCCCTTCCTCGTCCACGTACTCTAAGGACGATGGAAACGTCAAGCTGACCGTCTCTCACGCGTATGGTAAGCGTGTGCGACGGACGGCCCGCATTGATTTCCGGAAGGTTGCTCCGGACGCGCTGGCCCCTGCGACGAACACGCCGTACTCGATGAGCACTTACATCGTGTGCGACGTTCCGTCGTTCGGGTTCACGGTCACTGAGCAGAAGCAGATCATCGACGCGCTTAGCGCGTGGCTGACTGCATCTTCCGGCGCCAATGTCACCAAGTTGCTTGGTGGCGAGAGCTAAGAACACTGGTAAGGAGTCACCGTGAGGTGGCTTCTTGCCGCGATCGCCTTCTTGCAAGTTGGCGGCTCGTTCGTGTTCCTAACTCTTGGCGATGTATGGGCTGCATGTAGGGGCAGAAAATGCCTTCTACATGAATCGCCCTGGGATCCGGACACATGTGACAGGTCATGACCTACCTCTTCTATTAGGAAGGGGGGCCATGAAAAGGACCATGTGCCTCTTGCAGGAAGTGCTCCTTGATCGGGGCACTTGGTGTGGCGTCAGCACCAGCGACGATTTCAAAAGAATCGCCGCTAGGGTTGAACACGAGGGGGAATCGTTTCTGACGATTTCCCTGCCGAACTATGGAAAGGGCTTCGAAAAAAGCCTTGACCAAGGGTTCGTCGACTCGAAGATGTTCTCCATCTCCTCACGGAGTAAAGAGCATCGCGGTCTCCCTGCACTACTGCAGGGTTTCCTAGGTCTCGTGTTCGATCCTGATGCTGGACGGTTGCTTGATGAACCCTCTCCAGATGCCATCCAGGCCATTCGTCAGATTACTCTGATGTTTGGCAAGATGGCGGATGAGACGACAGAGGATCGTCGACTCTTCACTCTGCGACAGTTCATCAAGTGTGAGCAGGAAGTCCGCGAAGCAGATGCTAATCGAACCAAACCGGAGATGGCTCACGCCATGTCTCGGTTCAGGCAATTAGCGGTGCTTCTTTGGGCCGATCCGCTGCAACGCGTAGATGAGGATATCTTCTACGAACGGATCGTTCCGAAGCATGGCCCGGGTACCACTGCCGAGGGTATTACTGGAAACAGTAAATACCGCCAGGTTGAGTGGACCGAGAGATTGGAGAAGGTGTTCCATTCACTGGATCATCTTTTCCCATCTTCCAGCTACCGTGAGGAGCTGGACCAGGTGGAATTCCTCGAACCCGGTTCGGAGAGACCCGTGAGGGTCATCACCGTTCCTAAAACGCTCAAGGCGCCTAGAGTTATCGCGATCGAACCGCTGTGTATGCAATATGCACAGCAGGGCGTTCTCGAATCTCTCGTTGCCAACTTGGAAGGGCGTGACAACCCTTTCAATTGGCTCATCGGATTCAAGGACCAGGAGCCTAATCGGCGAATGGCCCTCGAGGGTTCCCTGTATGGGGAACTCGCTACGCTGGATCTCAGCGAAGCCTCCGATCGCGTCTCGAATCAGCTCGTACGCGAGATGGTTGCTCACTGGCCGAATGTTGCTGCGGCCCTTGATGCCACCCGCTCGCGGAAGGCTGACGTGCTTGGCACGACTTACCGTCTTGCCAAGTTCGCGTCTATGGGTTCGGCGCTTTGCTTTCCCATTGAAGCGATGGTATTCGCTACCATCATCTTCGTAGGGATTGAAAAAGCGCTCAACCGCCAGTTGACGAAGAAGGACTTGCAGTCCTTCCATCGTCGGGTGCGAGTCTACGGAGATGATATCATCGTCCCCGTAGATTTCGCCGAACGGGTCGTGGAAACACTCGAAGATTTTGGTCTTCGAGTCAATACCAGCAAATCTTTCTGGACTGGGAAGTTCAGAGAGAGTTGCGGCAGGGAGTACTATGACGGTCACGACGTATCCATCGTTCGTGTCAGGAGTATGCTCCCTTCCCGACCTGGGGACGCTCACGAGCTTATCAGCACTGTCTCGCTCAGGAACCAGATGTACTTCACCGGTTACTGGCGGGTGTGCAGGTGGCTTGACGCGTGGATTGAGAATCTGATTCCCTTTCCTCATGTCACGCCGGATAGCTCGGTGCTGGGCCGGCACTCCTTACTGC